AAATAGTTTGTTTATCTGCGTCTGTTTTGACTTTTTGCAATTCATCCATCTTGGCGGCTATTTCCACCTCAAGATCGACATTCAGCGGGCTGTAGTTAACAAGACTGTTCTGGCCGCGTGTCTCTGACGCCATAGCAAACCGAGCGAGAGGCGAATACATCTGAGAGTGAACGCCAAATGCCCGCTCCTCGCCAAGGGCGTCAAATTTATTCCCTAAAATACCGTGTCCGGCATAATCGTGAACAGCACGGAATTTTTCGTTTGAGCTGAGGCCGGTTTGTGGGTCTATGCGGCTCAAAAACTCATGCGGCTCACCGCCTCGAAAAACATTGAGATTACGCCCCTGATTGATATCTCGAAGCATCGCAATAGAATTTGTGCCGCCTGCGGATGTAACATAATCAAAGTCGCCGGGATGGTAAAACGTGTTCACAGGCAATCTGTTGAACTGCGCCTCTGTCTCGGCCTCCATCTGCTTGTACGATTTTTGCACCAGATCGTCATAGTTTTTAGCGCCTACCGCCTCAAGCAGATTTGGGTATCTTTTGCCGTACTCTTCAAAAACCTTTGCCTTATATTGCGGGCTTCCCTCTACAGCCAGACTAAACGCGCGTCCAATAGCGGCCTGCTTCGCAACGCTTGACTCCCTTCCGGCAAACCCTGTTTCGCCCTTTAACAGAGCCGCATCCAACGGGGCATCGTTTACCGCGATAGCAATACTGTCGCCAAATTGCCTTGCAGAGTTCAGTTCGGGGCTTTGGACGATAAAACGGACTTCCGAGGCCGACAGTGGCTCATCGCCCTTAGCCGCCGCATCGTCTCCTCTTGCGGCGGTGACAATTCTTTTTCCTTCGGCTGGGTCTGCCAAACTTGATCTAACTGTAAGATAAGTTCCATCGTCTTTGACGATAAATTCTGGGACTTTGCCATCAGCCTCTATCCTTTGCAAAACGCTGGTCAGCGGGGCGGCCTCCACCTCAAGAACGCTGGCGGCGACATTGGCCTCATTAGCTTTTGCTACATTGCCTTGGGAGGCGGCTTCTGCCGCCTCCATTCTCAGTTTGCGCGAATCCCTGAACGCGCTAATTGCTTTGGACATATTTACCGGCGATTTTGACAAAGCGGTCATAATCGCCGCAGGCGCATAAACCAATCCTCCACCTATGCGCCCAAGCGTCTCGCTACCACTGCCGGTGGGCCGGTCATAGTTAATGCCCAGCAAATCACCGAGGTCAGCGTATTTGTTAATCAGATAATCCGAGCCGCCAACCGGCATGTCGCTCCCAAGCCCAAGCGGGGAGAGCGCCATATTAGCGAGATCAACCGGAGCGCCAAGCAAATCAAACGGCGCATATTTCATGCCGCGCACAAAATCAGGGCCAGATATGGCTGGAGGCGCCACACCCTCATCAAGCAACCCCTGCTGATAATAACCGTAATACTGAGGGTCAATGGCCATCTAAACAATCCAATTGGTCGAGGGGTTCAATGTGCGATTGCTATTATAACCCTTTGACCAGCCACCGGCAACCGCGCCCAGTCCGGCAAATGTCAAGACAAAAGCGTCAGCCACGTCAGGCGACCTCTGCCCGCGCTTCTTCATCTCGTCCTTCGACTCAACCTTCAGCTTGCCGGTGGAGAGGTATTTATACCGAATGCCCGCCAGCTCCGATATCAACGTGTCGTCCACCGGCATGTGGCAGTCACGCGCCTCAAACCACTCCCTAGCCGACCAGAAAAGCTCATCGCGGAGCTTGTTAAAGCGACTTTTCAGGCTGGCGCTCTCAGACACCGCAATCGCAACGGCGGGCAGGTCCAGCTCCCTCAAGCGGTCCGCCAAACCGGCGCCAAGGCCAATCGCGTCCACATATATCGCGCTGGGGCGCATCCGGTACGGCACGCTATCATATTCTGCAAGCACAATGCCCGCCAGCTCCATCAAATCCTTGCCCTGCCACGTCTTAATCGGCTCAATCAGCACATTCCCCTGCCTCTTGGCCAGCGCCGACCTATCCCCGCCATAACGCGCCACGTCCAAGCCCCACTCAACGGGGGTGGTGGGTCCGGCCTCCACGTCACGCCGCGTGGCGTCCTCAATCAGGTGTAGCGGCACCAGAACGTCATCCGACTGCGTGGGGAACTCACCCAAGACGCGCACGCGGTACACGTTGCTGTTCTCGCCGTATTTATCCGCCATATCGGCGATAAATTTCGGGTCAACATACTCACCCTCCTCGCACGACACCGTGATGCAGTGCCAGCGCTCACGGTCCGAGTGGAAGGCGTCATAAAAATACCCATCGGATCGGGTGGGGTTCCCGCACATCACGATTTTCGCCCCCGGGGTGCTGAGCGCACCAGACGCAGTCTCGAAGATCACGTTGGGGACGCCTGACGCCTCCTCCACGATAAACAGCATGTTCGGCGAGTGAAAGCCCGCAAGCGCCTCAGGATTCTCGCGGCGGCTCGTTCTGGCCACGGCGAAGCTGTCAGACGCGCCCCTGAGCGCAATCTTGTCCGCCTTAAACTCCAGCAGGTCTTTGAACGGCTGGGGCATGTTCCGCGCCCAGCGGTCAATCTCGGTCCACAAGACGTCCGAGAGCTGGTGGGCGCTGTTGGCGGTGACCGCCGTCTTGGTCGGATAGCGGGTCAACAGCCACCACAACACGATCCACGACTCAAACGCGGTCTTGCCGACACCGTGACCGGACTTAACAGCCACGCGGTCATGCGCCGCAATCGCGTCCAGCGCCTTCTTCTGCCATTTCTGCGGCGTGGCTTGCAGGACCGTCTCAACGAAGAGGGCGGGGTCATCGCGCAAAATGGCGATAGTGTCGGCGGATAAGGGGGATTGGGTCATGCGTCTGTCTCCTGCTTCAGGGCGCGGCGCAACCAGCGGCGCTCGGCGCGGCGGTAGGCACGCTTAATGCGGCGCAGTTCGCCCTTGCGCCAGCGGATAAAGCGCCGCCAGCGGGTGAGGGCATCGTGTTCGTCTCCATTTCGCATCGGCATTCGGCGCATGTGTGGGTCCGTGGGCTAGGGATTTCGAGAGGGGGGTATATTTTTATTCGCGCCCCGCCCGTGTGATTTGAGGGAGGGGGTCATTGTTTCACGGAAATGTTTCACGTTTTGTCGCATAACGTCCATTATGCGTGAACGCGGTCTAATAAAAACAATGACTTAGCCGTGGAACAATATATCAGCATAATTATGTCGCCTTTGGGATATCAATGTTAACCTGATCTTGGTTAACAACGACATCGCGCGCGCGTAGTGATTGCGGTTGTGTGTCCTCGTCCTCCTGATGCTCAATCACGTTAGCCCGCCGCATCTCTATCGTTTTGTTTACTTGCTCCAAAACCCTGATGTAATCCTCACTCGGTGACGCCTTCACATCGATCTGCGCTTTGTCGCCGTAAACATTTGGCGTCATGCGAGCAGACCGCCACTTAATGTTGTCAGATAACGTCCTGTGAGCTGATTCACTGATAAACCCTTTGAGCAACATCTCGTCCACCTCATCCAGCCTGTCAGCGTAAACCTGACCACGCGACTCCAACGCTGTTCTGTACTTGTCCAGCATCGCCTGATCCTTGGTGAACCGTCTCCAGACAGTTGACCAAGCTGGCATGTCCTCGTCTTTGCAGACACTACTACCCGACCTGCCTTCAGCTACCCGCTCAAAGAACGCATCAAAAACCTCATCAGGTATCCTATGCGCTACCATCCCAATCCTCCTCAAGTGTCAGGAAAATCATCGGCTCGTCATCTATCTCCAGCAACACGCCATCACACACACTGCACGTTATCTGCTGGCTCTCTTCATAAACCCGGCCCCGAGTTTGCTGTTCGCAGTGAGCGCATTCCACATAGTCCCTGAAGAACCGGACAAACCCATCACGCTTGAACTTTACAATCTCAGCCATTCACATCCACGCATTCTGCGGCGCACGCAAGATAACCGGCGCCGTCAACATAATTGTCCTCGTAATGCGGATTGCCTTTCGCCCGCGCTATCTTCAGCAACGTCATCATAACGCCAACGTCAACCGGCTCAACCTTATGCCCCAAATGCGCTGACCAATAACGCGCAATCAGCATGAAGTTATCCTCCATCTCGCCGTGCGTTGCCGCGCGATCCTTCATCACGCACTGCTTCGCCTCATCCAAAACCTCATCCCTCTTCACGCGGTTGCTCCTTTACCTCGATAATCTTGATCCCACACACACCGCAGACGCTTTCCACCTTGTGACCACGGTCCCTTTTGTGAAGCAAGCCGCTCTGGCAACGCGGGCAAAGCCCTAACGCCTCCAAAGCCGCCATCTTGCCATCGCCTGCTTCTATCACTGTTTCTTGCCCTTTAACACGATATTTATCTTCGGCTTCGGACCCGTGCGCTTCACCTCTGTCGGCTGTCGCACGTTAATCCTACCCAGAGGCCGCTCCGCACTCAAGCCCTCGGTCTCTATCGGCCACACCTCCACCGTGACGCCGGTGTCCGTCTTCACGATCCGCACCGTAAGCTCGCGCACATCGATCCACCCCTCACCGCCGACAAGCACATACTGCCGGTCCTTGTACACCACGTCCCTGCTATCCAACCCTGTCTCCATAACACGCTCCCTCCATTAAAACGGTATCTCGTCATTTAGCACCCGCTCACCCTCCGTAGGCTCGCGCCGCTTGATCTCCACTATCTCGGCGCCAGCGAACACGTCCTTGACGCTCTCAGCCAGCCTACCGGCCTCGCCTGCTCGCCATTGCTGAATGATGCGCCCGACCTCGGCCACCGAGTACACGGCATCATAACGCCCCTCCTTTTGCACGTTAGCCGCCTCGGCCTTATCCCTGACAATCGCCAGCACGCCGCCGTCCGGCATCTCCGCCTCCCACCTATCTCCGGTGAGCGGCTTCGCGCCAAGCTCCAGAGCGCGGGCCTCCAATACGCCGCATGCCCTGATCGTGACCTCCACCGCATGCTCAACGTCCGGCCCTGACCCCCTCTCTATCGCCGCGTTCAATCTGTCCCACTGCATCCACCATCTCTGCCGCATCTCGGCATCCACCAAATCGGGCAACCTGTCGATGCCCCATTTCGCCTCAATGGCACGCACGACCCTGTCGTACTCAATCAAAGCCTCCTGACACTTTCTCGCGTCTCGCTCATTTGGATAGAACCTAGCCTCCAATCCCTTGGCTGGTTTTCTTGGTCTCTTTCTTAACGCCATAACACTTCTCCCTGTAAACACTGGTCCGGCCGGTCCGGTGGTACGGTCCCTATAGGGGGACCGTACCGTACCGTACTGGTACGGGGACGCCGTACCGGTACGGCTGGTCCGTAAATTGTTGTGCTAAATATTTGATTTATAACGATAGGCGTCTCAGACATTTTCCCGTACCGAACCCCATTTCCCCTCATAACCCGTACCCCCTTACTAGGACAGATTCCGGACCGGTGGTATATACCAGCCCACCGCCCTCATAATTCAGCTAAGTCGTTGTTTATCCAGCAAACACCGTCCGAAATCACCACAAACCCGCCATCCACCAGCGCATCGCGCGCCGTCTTGCGTGTTGACTTGTGTGTGTCGGGACAATCGCGCTCATGAGCCTTGTGCCACTCCGTAATCGGCACCCTGACACCACGCTCCGCGCACAGATTTTGGAGCGCCTTTAGCGCCCTCGCTTGGCTCGCTGACGGCGGCTTCTTACGCTTCGGCGAATGCGCCGGTGCATCCGTGCGCTCCAGCACGACAGACGTGTCGGTGACGCCGACTTGGATCGCAACCATATTGAAGC